GTTGTATAGACACATGTATAACCAATCCAAACACAGTCTCCTACCCAAAAATCTGTGTTATAACTACTGTAGTATTCCTCGTCCTCTACCAAAAATGGAAAAGTAGTTTGGGATTGTATGGGGCTATTAGTATAAGATGCCTCGACACCATCCCCGCGACTCCAAGCCAGTCCCGTCTCCCAGCTTATACTAAAAGCCTCCGCTTCTCCAGCAGGTTGCTTTTTCCAAAAAGCTGTGGGAAAAGTGGACATTAATAAACATAGCCGGTTACTGCCGAAGCAAAAATTCCCGTATTGATTCTAGCGAAAGTATAAATGTTGGATTTTCCAGCCACTACTGATGGAGCAGTATTTGAATACTCCGCTCCCCACCTTACCGCTCCCGCCTCATCAGTACCATAAGTCCCCGACCTAAATTTCGGGATAACAGCTGTAGAACCATGAGTATTTTGATAGTAGAGCGTAAGAGTTTGACCATCTGGGACATTGCTAAAATCAAAATTATCACTAATTCCCGCACTGGACGTTTTGTATTGGATGTTTGAATGTTGCCAGTTAATGGTTGCCTCACCTTCGGTATCGTAAGGAACGTTACGCAAAGAACCCCCAATAGTAATCAAAGCGTAATCAACAGCGCTAGAAGCATATCCACTTATTTCATTTACTATTAATTTATTCGCCGGATCAATCTCAAGATTACCTCCGGTGACAATAACATTTCCTGAGATAGGTGTGTCTGCTAAATCTAAACCTTGACCCTTAATACTAACGTGTCTAAGTCCTGATAAAGTGAGGTCCTGCCCTGCCTGTACCTTAAGATCGTAAGTATCTTTTTCTATCCTCGGCCCATAAGTTTCGCTCGCAGAATTAAAATAAATATCATTTACGCCCGTAACGCTAAAGTCGGCCCCGGAAATCCAATTACTTTGCATATCCAAAGTTTGAGTAGCTTGACAATTCCCCATATTGTCGCCTCCCACAGCATTCCCGATACCGCTTCCCGTGACCAACTTTCCGTCTGTTTGCCTGACTTGAAGGTAGGGGTTTTGAGTAACGGTTGCGGCAGCAGTATCCCAAGAAGTGTTATTAATAAAGAAATTTTTGTTTAGTCCTGAGACTTGTGTGGCGCTGATGGAATTTAACGTGTATTCTGCCACGCCCGTAGCATCTATTTTTTCCGTAATGTAACCCCCACCTACGTTTCCCGCCAAAGGGAAAAAATCTCCTGCCTCAACGCTCGATGCCGTAGTTAATTGAGATATTTTTTTATTTGCCATTTTTCCTTATGCCTTATTATTATATACACTATTTAATACAAAGGAATAAGATTAGTCACAAATAAATCATCTGTTTCCTGTTGTAAATAGAATTTATTGTCGTTTCCTCCCTCGAGAAGAATAAAGTCCTCCACTTTTTCGGCTCCGAGTACGCCGCTTATAAAAAGACCCTTGGTTCTATTATCGGGATCTATTTCCACGTTAAAGGAGGCGTCAAAGGTTTTACTCCCTCCGATATCGGTAGAATAACTAAAATTTTCTAATTTAGCCCCCACGAAAGAATACCTTAAAGCTTCGTCTTCCCGCATGATAGGAATAGCCCCTGCATTAATTGGTGCTGCGGTACTACCCGTACAACTACTATTAGGATCCACTTTTATCGTAAAGTCGTAACCACTATTAATGGAGACTAAATCAACCAAAGAACCACTATTACCCGACTCAACTATTCCGTTTAAACTTAGACTAGCAAAAATAGGGGAATTAGGTCTATTATCAACGGGAAACCTATACCCCATATTGGGAAGAGGCTCCTTGTTTAAATTAATTTCTATAGAATAACTCTGAATGTGAAGCTCATCAAAATCCACACCAAGACCAGAAAAAGAATCCGTCGTAACCGTGATGTCTCCGGGATTAAGTGCGGAATACCCTTCTTCGGCAAGCACCCTAGGTATAACCACCTCATTACTTCCATTAAGTTTTCCACTTTTCGTTTCAATATCTGGGGCTATAAAACCGCTCCCGCTCATGTCGAAATTAACATTATAGGAAGTGTAAGAAACAGATGCCGAAGGAAACCCGCCAACCGCGCCATTAGTGGAGTAAGAATTCAAATAACAATTACCAAATGAAATTATATGGTAATTGGGAGCGTCTTCATCAATTCCCTGATATAAATCAGGAAGAGTAAAGTCTTCCCGAAAGTAAGCTTTGTCAATATCGTCCCCTTCCTGATTAACTGCTACGTAAATGTTCCTGCAGTCACGATATTGATTAACGGCGAAATCCTGCTCAGGTCTTCTTATTTTTCGGCTTTTATTTTTTTCGAAAAATCCAGACAAAAGAGAAACATTGAGATTATCGTCATAATAGGGCGCTCCTTCAAGGGGATACTCAAACCTAGGAAAATTTACATTAAATCCTAATCTAGCTTCATTTTTGGTGCCACATAAAAAATACGCAAAATCCACACTAACAGTAGGGGAATTAATAATAGGTCTGTCTACAAGACCCCTTGCACCGAGTTCATTTATGTTTGTGTGTGGAATCTCAATAGAATAACTTACCGATTGGATTCTGTCGATGCTGTGGAGAAGATTTAGCTGTTGGTAAAGATTTGAATGATCGTTAGTCGGATTCCCCCCCGTATAAGGTATAAAGTTATATCCAGTTTCCGGCGCAGGCCCGACGTACAAAGCCTGACAATTGTAAATTACATTCGGCCTTGCCATTACTTTTCTCCTTCATGAACGCTTGCGTATAATATTCCCGCTAAGAAGTCATCCACCTGATGCTCGTAAGCCACATCTTGAACCTCCTTAACTCTCTCATGGTTTCTGTCTGTAGGCTCGGCTGCATACCGTCCCGCTTTAGCCAACCAGTTTGGCGGATCTTCGTTAGCTATTACTATGTTTGTTATTTCTCGCGCTACTTCTTTTTGCTGTTTACTTAGTCTCTTACGCTTATGAATCCGCCTCAGAGAGGCTTCCACCTCCAAGTTCAACTTGTCCGAAAGGTTTAAGTGCTCCTGTATTCTAGAAAGACTGAAATTAAGAGTCGCCTTAGTCCCTACTGGGGTCTTTTTATCTTCCTCCTTTGGTTTCTTCGCTCCCGGAGGACGGCCTGTCATTTGTGTCATCTTTGGGCCACCTATTAACGGTTCGTACAACCCTTCGTTCTTAAGCTCTTGAAACTTCTTCTGCGACTCCAAGGACTCTTCCGGCGTCGGAAAACGACCAGACTCAATAGCCTGCATCCCTTCTTCTGCGGTGAGAACACCCAGTTCAATCAACCGACTATAGATTCGAGAATAGACAGATGTGTCTCTCAAATCGACCTCTTCAAAATGAGCCATGGGATAGTTTTTAAATCCCATCTCTTTGGATACTCGACGAATTTCCGGCATTAAGAAATTTTCGAGAAAAACTCTACGTCCCTGTTTCAGCCTTTCCATGAAAACCTGAACCTTGATGCTTGTGTTGGCAAATTTCTCGTCACTCAACAGAATGTTATTTAATCCCATCTGGATGTCTTGATTGACAACATCATACTTCTTGGGATCTAAAATGTTACCAATGTCGGGAATAACAAACTTTGCATCAGTTGTGTAATCAGAAATTAACACTCGACCCACCGACTCGTTTTCGAATAGCTTCTGCATTGCCATCAGATTTTTCTGGTTTACTCCTCCGTCTTGAGGCTTAGACCCCATCGTTATCAGGAGAATGGCTTGGTTGGTAGTTCTTGCAACCGCCATGTCCATTTGTTTCATCTCCTGTTTCCAGTTGATATCTTCCAATACGGGATACCCCATGGGTACGGCGAATGGTTCATAATCTTGCTTTTTATAAAAAACAGCTATAAGCCTATCCGTATTGTTTTTTGTTTCCTCTGGTAGGCTTTCAAAAACTTCCTTTTGCTCTTCGGTTTGTGGATGCCGTAAAATTTGCAGCTCGTAATCGGTAACTACTTTGTAATAAACTCCCGAGCTAAATGCTATACTTCCTTGCAGTTGAATATCGGAAGGATTAAGGATTATATACTTTGAAGGAATTTCGATGTTCTCATTAGCCTCGCTTAAGCCAAAAGTTTGATTGATCTTAAAGGCATCAGATTTATCCATCTTAGCATTGAACCGATAGATAAAAACATTACCGGATCTATAATATTCACGAAAAAATCTACTTTGAAGATCATCTATATTTATTCTTCCAAACAAGGTCTCAAAAAATTCACGAGACTTGCGACTTCCGCCTGTGTAGTATAAATTACTAATGGAAAATTCAGTCATTAGATCAATAGTATTTCTAAAAACTGAGAAATTATAATAAGCCTTTTGACACAAAACAATAGTGTCTCGGACCTCAATATTAGAATTATTTGAAACTCCCCGCGAATACTTAAACGGTATCATACCGTTTTCGATATTCCTGAAACGGTCCGTCCTAACAATGTCGGCAGCCCTGTTTCTCCGCGTTCGTGTAGAGCTAGCTACAGTTTCATGCTTAGCCATTAGAGGTTCCGCACCTTGTTCCGTTTTCTTCCTTACCGCCATGTTTTACTTTAATTTTACACCTAAGCTATCATTCTGGGAGTAAATGTATGATTAATTTGCTCCACCTTAGTATTTTTAAGGTCATTATAACACTTAACCGCCCAGTTCCCTAACATTAAAGTAGTATAGTTGTCCTTCCGAGCTCGGTTTGCGGAGGTGCTTCTTTTAAGGTGTTGGGGTAAATCAAATGTTTGGGTGCCTTTTGCTGTAGTTTTAACCTCTACAAGAGCACACTGTTTCTTTGATTGATAAACCACGTCATCCTGAAACTCTATCAAATCCCCTTTATTTTCATAAGGCATTAATTTTAGAGGAACGGCCTGAGCCGACACTTTGTCAAAAAAGCTCCCACATGCTGCCGTACGAGAAGCAAACCAAATTCTTTTGTGATCTATGGAAGCCTGCAGATGTTCGTTAGCTTCGCGCAAAAAAGTAGTAGTAAACAACTGTTTAAAACAAATCACATTTTCTTTTTTGTTGTATTGGTGCTTGGCTGTAAGGAGCACCTTTTGATAATCAGCCCCTTCCTTATCGCTATTAAAATCAAAAAATTTAATTTTTATACGTGAGCTTTGAAATAACTCAGATTCATTGGCGCTATCTATAAATTGATATCCGGCGTTATCTATGATTATCATAGAAAAATTAAAATGAGTTACTAGATAATAAAGATATTTTAAGTGATCCTTCAAATCTCCTCCCGCGACAGCATACCCATGAACCAGTGTGGAAAACGTGGTTTTTTCTTCATCCAACTCTAACACAGACATGGCAAAAAAGTCAGACGCAGGGCTATTGCTGAAACTTGGGTCAATGGCCAGAATATATTCTTTATCCTTTTCCCCTTTTACCAAAGTGTGTTGTTTCTCCCCATCGGGAATAGTGCATTGATGCATTTTCTTTGCACTAAAATAACTATCGCTCCCATCAGTGAATTGAGCTGCATATTCCCTCAAAAAAGATGAACTGGAAGCTCCCCCTTCTCGGGCTTCTTCAATGACGGTGCTATCAATCATATCGGGGGGAATAGAATCAAATCCCATTTGCGAAATAAAATAATTAGATTGCATAATATCATCCGAATAAATATTACCCATCCAATTCTTATATGTGCGATAAAGGTTTTCAAAACTGTAACTTGCAGAAGACAACGCTATCATTTTTGAATCATTTGTAAATACAATCCGGTCTTTCTCTTTCATGTCACCCTTTGCAATAAGATCATCTTCCATCTCCCTTATCTTTATCCTCTCAGCCATGTCCTGAGGAGCTACCAAAAAAGGCATCAGCACTGTTTTGATGGTATCTTCGGGAAGCAACATGAACTCATCAAGCAC